CTCAGCAACGGAGCTGGGGTCCAGTGTGATCGTACAAGGGCGCCACCGCCGTGCGGTGGTCTCCATTGAGTAGCCTGGCGTCGTTAACTGGCCAGGTTACGTGGGATATATAATACACGCTCGTGTTCCTCTTCGCACCTCCCACCAGGGTGCTAGGACTTGCGTACTCTTCAAGTTTTGCATGCTTTGTAGACCTCGGTGAAACTCCGTAGCGAACAGTAGCAATGCATTTTGATGTTGATGGCATTTTCCGTGAGGCAAACTTCCCCTTCCCTTTCCTTTCATTCAGAAGAACGAATGGAAACTGAACATCTTTTAGAACTTTGCAACACCCGTGAGGACTATGAACTGAGACCCGATGGTAATGCCGAGGAGTTATCATACAACTCTGACGTGTTATCGACTTCAGCACATAGTAATCCAGTACCACCTGCAACATCGGTTTTTCTGCAACAAGGCTTACGCCCTCGGCGACAAACGGTCGTGTCACCTATTAGCGATCCACACAGAGCTTCGGCCTCCCTGGGATCGACGGTGTTCCCCTTTGTTCCGTCGGTATATAGTGATGATGAAGATGAAGATGATTTGAAGTTAGAACTTGAAATTGTTACACCGCAAGACCCGGAGCATATTGACTTCCCTGTCTCCCAACCTGAACCATCGCACCTCATTGTCCCACCTACTCGACAACGCTTACGCATGCCCTCAACTCCTGAATCATCGGCAGCAAGCTTGTCAGCACCGCTTTTTGCCACAGACATAACTGATTTTGAAGAAAGACGAACCGTACCCAATTCACATCGACATTTCCATGATATTGGCCGTACCACTGATGAACTACCTGAACCAGACACTACCTCCCACATTTCAGCACGTTTGCCCAATGAAGCACGTATTAGCATCCCGTTCTGTACACCCATGAACGAAGACGCCACTTTTAACGCCTTTGATGCTAGTATCCCAGAACACAGAGTCCCTGATTTCCTCAGAAACTGGCTTGATGAAAACCGCGACGCTTTTCATAAGCATGTCGTTGAGCGTTTCTCTGATTTCCCAGCTTGCTTTCGTTCTCTGGCTTACATCGTGTATGCTTCTATGAATACTAAACGTTTTAGTGGCCGTGTTGCAAATCATCCACATGAGGACTTCCAATACATCGTTGCCCCCAATTTTCGTGAAATTAAAGTTTGGAAACGATGGTATGTGCTTAACCCTGATGCCCCACTCGAACTTACCCAATGGGAATACGACGGATACCGTGTGCGCTTTTCTGATTTCTTTGGCCCTGCTTCTCGCTGGGTTCTTGAGCGTACTTTTGGTAATGTTGGTATCTACCGTCGTCGTACTAGAGAAACGTGGTCTATCACCGTTGGTTCCATGCATTACATGCTTGCTCATGATATTGAGGTTGCTCTTGCAACTCGTCAATCTGCTTCTGCATGGGGTGTTCGTGTTTACAACATTACTGAGGCTAAAATGAAAAGTTATGGATGTGATAAACAAGACTTTGCTTTTCATATTAAGCACACCATTCATTTATTAGATCGCAAGATTGTTGACACTGCTCATAGCATGCCAGATCAGCTTCGTCTTGATCGAGCCGTTGATGCTCTCAACCTCAAGCCTGTTTGGTATCGTTATTGGTGGTGTTATGCTCTTTTCTTTAGCCTTTTCTTGCTCATTACCCTTTGTTACGTTTATGAATGGACTGATCACCACAAGAAACTCATGCATACTGTACTGCCCTGGTTCTTTTTCTCTTTCTTTATGTTGTTGCTTTTGATTATATCTTATTGGTGGATTACTGATGACACACCCAAACCATGCCGCCCGTTTACAGAAGGTGTTCGTAAACGCAGTGCCCCACGTATTGACGTACCCATGCGCCGCGGTTGTTTCGTTGAATCAATTGACTGGCCCACTGGCACTGTTAAACCTCCTTCTGCCGTTACAAGACTTGGCCCACGTATTCCTACTGTTTTCTCGATCCACGGCAATACACTTCATAATATTACTGGTGGTGTTTCAAATCGACAGTTTCGTGACAATTTATTGACCGTTGAAGACGCAGATTTTGAAGACTTTGCTGACGTTGTTGGTAATGCTAACCCATTCGCAACTCTTCCTGCTATGACTTCTGTCCAAACTCGTCAACATTATGAATCCACCCGTAAACATTGGCCTCCTTATAAACGTGCGAAATATCTTGCTCTTGTCGCCAAACATCCTAGGTTAGACCCTGATATTATGGCAGGAGCACACAAAACTTTTATTAAAACTGAGATTGTGACGACCGGTGTCAACAAAGCCCCAAGAGTTATCAGCGCTGCTTCAGACGAGGTTATGGTTAACACTGCCCATATTTATGGCTCAATGTCTAAGCACCTCAAAACGGTATTTGATGGGACTGGCACATTTTATTGGGCATCCGGTCGCTCATTGAAAGAATTAGGTGAATGGTTTACTACATCTGCTGCTTTATACGGAAATGATGTTGGTTTCTTTGAGAATGATTATGCTAAATTTGATAGCTCTCAAGGACCTTGGGTTTGGGCCACTCTCCGTGCAGTGTACGATAAACTACTTGCAAATTGCTCTCCGGAAGAAAAAGCAGTCATTACTAAACACATGGAATTGCTCTCTCAACATTGGCATGCAGATTTTCATAGTCACAAGGATGACGCGCATGCTAGATTCATGGTTACACCTTCTCGTGCAAGTGGCGACCCCGACACTACCGTTGGTAATGGTATTGTCAACATGATGTTACTCACTTACGCCATTGTTAAATCTGGACTTGACCTTGCACGTTTTCGTACCGCTATTGCTGGTGATGATAGTTTAATGTTGGGACGCATTGCAGACTTACGTTTGATTAACCTTGAACATATTTCGCGCATGGGTATTGCCTGTACTCCTACAGTTAGTACCAACTATGCTAAGGTTGAATTCTGCTCTAAAGTGTTTATTCGTATGAATGTGCCCACCGGAAGACGCAACGCTCATGGGGAACATATCCTTCGTGCTGCATATGTTCCCGTTGTTAAACTTGGTCGTACTTTGGCTCGTGCACCGTTAACCCATAAATATTTTGTTGATCACTCCCCTTCATCCATGGCTTATGCTGCTATTAAAATGCGCAGCCTTGGTGAACAATTATTCTATATTCCTGGGATTAGTCAGTTTTATCTTCGACTTGCTGATCATTATGCACGCCAAACAACAAGAGCTCATATTAAGAAGGTTGCACGCCAAGCCCGTTATGAATATACCACACCGCTTGGCTACTCAATTCGTGATATTCAAATTACTGCTGAAACATTTGTTGACCTTGCTTCACGTTATGACACTGACCCTGACCACATTCGTAACTTTGAAGCTTTGTTTGATCAATGGAGACGTGACAATTTCTTTGGTACACAAGATATCGATACCCCTCTTGGTCACTCCATTGCACTAATTGACAACCATTCTGAGATATTTGATTGTGATGAAGAATATTTAATGGATCCAGGTGATGAGAACGACTCCCTGATCCAAGAACTGGTGGCATTAGCTCCCATTATGGCTGATGGTTGGGACGTACCTATTGAGAAAATCAAACATAATCATTATTTTGGTTTGATGACTCATGTTTTGAATCATAAAGGACCCCGTGACGATTTCTTATATTCTTAGTCTTTCATCTTCTTTCATCTTCATTTGTTTTACCCTCTCTCTCCTTTCCTACTGGTGGCTTACGATCGCTCCTTACTTGTGTGTCTTTCTCTATGTAATTACAGGTTGCCCTGTTCCACACATTTAGGTTGTAGCTTTTGTTCGTCCTTTCCCCTTTTCTATTGTTTACGGCTATGATCGCTCCTTGTTTGTGTGTCTTGCGCTATGTAATTACGGCTGATACCCGTTCCACACATTCAGGTTGTTCTTTTTAGCTTTCTATGCCCATGTCTTGTTTTCGTTATTGTGCTATACGTTACCGTTTTGAAACACTCTTCCCTCGTTCTTTTCGTTTATTTGTACCACCCTTTTTCCTCTTTTCTTTCTTTTATTACTTTTCACTGTTGCGAGTGCAGCATTGGGTAGTTTATCTTCCTTTAGGGTACCTTTTTGGTGCCCTTTAGGACCGAAATGTCGATAAACTACCCTTTGCTTTGCACCCAAATTCTTGATTCACTGGCTGACAGTTTGGCATTGCAGGTACGTCACATACTTGGAGATTGTCGTCCAGGATGTAACCGCCTCTGAATCTCATGTTTAAGTGGTGCGCCCCCCCCCCTTCAATTTAACCCCCCAACCATGTCTAATCAATTTACTACCTCTATGAGGAATTATCTTTCATCGGTTGTCGATCCCTTCGGCGCCACCCAACCTTCTTTTATTCCTGATGGTGTTTCACTGGCATCTATAAGTTTACGAGACTATACTACTGCACAACTGCAGAATATGACAGGCTCTGATGCTTATGGTTGCCTTATCACTCTCAATTATGGCCGTACTATTGGAAAATCTACTTATGGATCTACCACTAATCCACTGCTCTATGAAGTTGCTGTTTTGTTTACCACTGCTGACGATGAACCTTTACTTAATGGTTCCTCAAAATATGAGTCTTCAGCACCTGAGTATTATGCTCAAATTACAGGAGGTTCAGCTGCTGGAGGCGGCTGGGACCGTGACACTGCTCTTGCAACATCTTTTCGTCCAATTTCACTTGGGTTGCGAGCTTTGTCCACTGTTGAAACTGTTACTGACACTTCTTCTCAACGGTGCCTCTACTTTATTGGTGGTCAGCTTTCTTCTGACGAGATTGTTGATGCCATTGCTGACACAACTTCAATCCCAACTTTAATGCGTGCTACACCGTGCTCTCATATTTATGCTAATTCTGAGGGCTGTACTGCGCGTTTTGACCCGTTTCAGTCGGACAATATTTTACAATTTCGCAATGCGTCAACTTTGACTGCATCAGGCTCTCCGATTGATTTCTCAGCAGTTCGTTTTCCAGCCGTATTTGTTCGCTTCGCCAATGTTGTTGCCCATCTTGACCAGGCACCAGTATTACTTGAAACTATTTTCTGGCTTGAAGCGCTTTTGAAACTCCCATCACCAATTTACAGTGAACCTTCCCCTGTTGACCCTGCATTTGACACAATTGTTTCTGCGTATCGTGGCTGTCCCGATACATTTCCATTGGTTGTCAAGGGTCATACTTTTCCTTCTTTTGATTCGCGTGCACGTCGGTTTGCCTCACGACTTTGGAACGTTGTTCGTGTTGGTAGCCATATTAATCCACAACTACGTCAAGCAGTTTCTGCGGTTGACGAATTAGTTGGTGCAAGCGCAAGGATTGGTCGTCGACGACGTTTACGTCGGAAACGCCGGAAGCGCAGAAAACGTGGTACCCGAGGTGGTGGTCTGCCTGGCCGTCGTGCTCCAAAATTGCGGCGCCGACGTCAGGTTCGTAACACTAATTAAAAGACACACTACCGCACTGATGCGGCTTATCGCCCTAAGCATAGTCTGGCATGTATGTGTATCACTCATTAGGCCTTAACAGTGGGTTTCTTGTTCAGTTTCCCTTCGTGTTAGGATTAGTTTTGAGGGCATGTATGTGTATCTCTCTGTGTGACAAAGGTCCTGCCGGTATGGCTTCAGTGTTCGAATAAACGTTGCAAGTCCAGTCTAAAACGTTCTTGATTGTTTAAAACTTTTGTGATTCATCTTGTTTGTTGTTGATTCTCTAGAGGATGTGGAAACCCGGATGTTAAACGGAAGCCACGATCAACTCTTTCAAGGCGGATATCCAATTGTCCCATTTACAATCTGAACAAAGCTGGCCGGTTTAGTCCAGACCGTAAGCTCTCACGTGGGACAAGAGTCAGGGGGTAATCTGACTTTTCGTGAGCAGCGCACTACAGTAGGGTAGCGCCCTACAGAA